CGCCCCGTCCATATTTTTACATAGGGCACCATTATTTTTCTTTCGTTTTCTAATTTTTTCTTATAATTTTGAAACGTATATCCCCAATGGTATTCGCCGTTTGTATACTTTAATATATCTCCAAACAAGGAAGGAACATTTCTCAATGTTGAATTTTCCATTGAAATGATTAATCCCAATATTCTCTCAAGACAACAACGGTCTTTACGACATTTCACCACTTTCAACATGTTGAATATATTATATTTATTTTGTATATAATCTAAAAACCCATAATTTATATATGTTTGAACTCCAAAACAACCATTCCATTTATTATTCATTCCATTAATAATGCTCATATTCAAATATTTATTTTCCTTTACATTTTTAAATTCTTCTTGAAATTTGTTGCTATAATTTAAATATTTTGAAATTTGAATAAGTCTATCATAATTTTCATCACGCGAATTTCTAAAATGCCATAATGGTAATACTGGAACGCCTTTAAATAAATCAAAATTGATTCTTTTATGTATGAAAACACTATCGTGTAAAATAATCGCATTCTCGAAAAACCGGTGTTTATGAAAATAATAATAAGGCAATAGTTCGCCTCGTTGTGGAAATTCTGATTGAATATATTCAATATTTTGGTATTCGTAATAAGCCTTGACAAATTCTTTTTTACTGTTATCATCTATCACGACAATTTTTTTCAAAGGATACAAACGACGAATACATTGTACACATTCATTCCAATAACGATTCGTCAATTCAGAATTCACATGTCTTAATACGATGAAACCGAAAGTCATTCTTATATTTATTATTATATAGTTATAAAAAAATCATATAATAATGTTAAATTTATTTATTTTATTTTGTTTTTCATTTTACATTCATAGAGAGAAAAAGAGAAACCAGGCTATATAAAAACCGGCATGGCATCAATATCCATTATATTTTCATTGTTTGGTACTGATGTGACAACATATTTTTTAAATTCTTTTCTCTCCAATTGATAATATGGCACATGATGATGAACATTTCGCGCAATCATTTTGTATAATTTAAAATCCGGATATCTCTCTTGACCATTGTTTTTATACAAAATATTCACACCATTATCATCTAAACACCAATCAACAATGAGTTGAACCAACGGCGAACATTCTTCTAAATTAGAGATTTCATCCATGTCATCAATCAAATAATCCCATATAGAACATGCTAAACGGCACAAGTCAAAACTAGAATTGGGATCTAAACGAGGTTTTTTCTCATTAAAATATGGCTCAAAATTATATTGAGTCGCAGCATCCTCACCATTTTTAAAACAATCACTACAAAACTGTTTTCCACTAAATTTATAAACACCTCTACCGAAATCGATGATCTTGTATATTCTGCCATACGTCGGCACTTTATAATACTTGTTGTTAAACTTGTAATACAAGAATTTTTTGTCCGTCTTGTTATACATGATATTATTCGTGTGTAAATCGTTGTGAGTAAATAAAAACACCTTTTGATAAGTTACCAAAGTCATGATGATTTGCATCAATGCGGAAAACCATTCTTTTTCCTCCAATTCTTCGTTGGCAATTAAACTGTCAAATGTATTTTCGCAATTTTCCATACAAATAATTTGAACAGGAAATTTATCAAGAGTTACATCAAGACGCTCATCATCGTCGTAATCTGAATCATCACTATATTCATCTGATTCCTCACTATAACCAGATGTCGATGTTTTTTTTCCTGAATTGAATGACCCATTTGATCCAGATTTTGCGACGGTTTCATCAAAATCTTCATCATTGTTTTCTGTGTCTTCGGATGTATAAGAGGTCCTGGATGAGCATGATGAACAGGATAATACCGAATGAATTGTTTCACTCTTGTTGTTTCCATAATCATCTGTCAAATGAGATAAATCAATTGAAAACTCTTTTAATGTATCCAGTGATATATGTTGATCCTCGATTATTTGACCTTCCTCCAAAATATTCTCATCTTCAGTAAAGACATTTTCAAATAATTCATTATTGATTGATTTAGCAGATATATTTAAAGGTTTGCTGTCGGTATCTTCCTGTATTTTGATTGGTTTCAACTTTTTCGCATCAGACAAGTCTTTCAAACGATTATTTTCATCCTGTACTTTGAATAAAATATTTTTATTTTTATTAAAAAAATCCGATCTATTCACAAAATCCAAATCATCAATAATATTAAATTTAAAATCTTTTTTAATTGCTAAAAAAGAACCATAAAATTCAATACCGTGTACAAAATGATGATTGAAATTCAAAAGACTTGAACAATATGAAAACAATCCATCCACATAAGCAGTGTTGTTTTGATCCAAAATTTTTTCGTTGACCTCACTTGTGGTTGAATTGTATTTAGGTAAACTATACAAAGATTGATCTGTGAATTCATATTTACCCACAATTAATTTAAATGGGTCGATTAAGGGTGCCATTTTGAAAAATAAAGTTTTGCTTTTGGTTTTGTCTTTTTGGGAATTTTTGATTTCACACTTGTACAAATTGTAGTCGGTTTGTTTTTCAACTTTGCTAATATACCATTCATGATTCAAATTAATCGAATTATAATTTGTTTCATTTAAATCAAAAAATTTATTGTAAATGGGAACATAATTTTGTACTTCAGAGAGATTAGTTAATTGCTCATTTTGAAAACTTTTAAATAATTCTCCGTTTTTTCTTTTTTCATAATGAATCTTTAACGATTTATTCATAGTGCTCATTAATAATTATACTTAATAACTATTTTTTTTTAAATCAAACTCATTAAAAATACTTTATTTACGAATCATTCATTATTAAGTGATAATTCGTAATTTAAGTTTAGTGGTTTCTCTCTTTACCTCAAATTTAAAAATGATTTTCGTAAATAATTTTTATTAATTTTTCTTAATTAGTATAATATGAATCTTGAATTAAGAAAATTTGATATGAAAACAATTAGTTTCAAACCCAATGAATCTAAAGGTCCAGTCGTTGTATTGATCGGACGAAGAGATACCGGTAAAAGTTTTTTAGTGCGGGATTTACTCTTTTATCACCAGGACATACCTATTGGCGTCGTCATTGCTGGTACAGAAGAAGGTAACGGCTTTTACGGAAAATTGGTGCCAAAACTTTTCATACACAATGAATACAACACCGCCATCATTGAAAACATTTTGAAACGACAAAAATCCGTCTTGAAACAAATCAAAAAAGAAATGGAAACATTTAAGCGAACTACCATTGATCCCCGCGCATTTGTTATTTTAGATGATTGTTTATACGATGGCACCTGGGCGCGCGACAAGATGATGAAATTGCTGTTCATGAATGGGAGACATTGGAAGATAATGTTGATCATTACAATGCAATATCCATTAGGAATACCCCCAACTCTCCGCACCAATATAGATTACGTTTTTATCTTGCGAGAACCATATATCGCAAATCGTAAAAGAATCTACGAAAACTACGCGGGTATGTTTCCAACTTTTGAATCCTTTTGTCAAGTCATGGATCAATGTACGGAAAATTACGAGTGCTTGGTGATAAATAATAACGCAAAATCGAACAAATTGTTTGATCAAGTCATGTGGTACAAGGCGGACAATCATAACGATTTCAAATTAGGCAGCAAGGAATTCTGGGATTTATCGAAAAATATCCCTTCGGATGACGAGGACGAGAAATATGACCCGAATAATGTCAAAAAACGCGGACAAGGTCCTAAAATCAATGTCAAAAAGACGAAATGGTGATAAACTTGCTTTTGTTATTGGCAAAGCAAGTTTTGCTCCCGTAAATTCGGGAGCAAAATGAAATGTTTGTTTTTGCTTTTAATAAACAAAAACAATGATTGCTCACCCTTAAAGGTGAGTAAAAATAGAAAAGGTGGTGTCATCACTAATGACACCACATAAAAAAGGTGTAAGTATTACTTATATAGCTTTATACCTTTATACTAAGAAATATTATTGAAATTATATTTTATATACCTAATGTATAATGACAAAAGTTCCGGTTTTTTATAACGGGCTCGTTTCAAAACGCGCAAAAAAAATGACCCTTTATAACAGTCAACCGGTTTTAACAGTCTCAAATACAAACGCAAATACAAACGCGACCGCAAGCGCGAGTACAGCAACCACTTTGACTGTGACAACTCCAAATAGTTTTAGCACAATTTTATCGTCAAATATTCCCACGAGTATATCAACCCCTAGTGTGAGTGTAACGAGTATTGTAAATCGTAATCGCTATATGATAAAAACCGGTAATACTGGTAATAACACATATATAAATATAAATTCAACGTATGGTATTAGTTTTTCAACTACTCTTAAAACATATAATGATTTTTTAACAAAAGTGTTTCAATTAGTTCAAGACTCAACAGATTTATCTTCGTATAGAATTGATTCTGAATTACATTGTATGTATTCATTGGACTATAGTAGTAGTACTGGAAAACTTTTATTCACCAACAACTGGGGAAATGGTGGCAGTTCAAGTGCGTCATTCCCTAGCACAAATGGATATTTATGTTTTACTTATACTACAGGAAAAAAGTTACAAGTCATTAAAAGATATTCGTATATAACGACAAGTGGGGATAGTCAATATACACATACATTAGATACCTCGTTTGCCTTTGCGAATTATTATGTAAAATATACAACGGCTGGTCTTACTTTGGTATCTACCGATACAGCAGGTTCTACTTTTACATTTTATAATTCAAAAATGGATGTTTCTATACCTGCGAATTTTAATCCTATTCCAACTTCATATGTATCTAACCCGAGTGTTTCTATTAAAAATTACGTTTCGAATACCATAACAAATATGCAAGGTAATACACCAGGTGATCCTAATTGTAAATTTGTTGTTAATTTTTATAGTGGTTCGTCACCTAGACAAAGTGTTGCCGGATATTATTATGCATATCAAATTAAAAATGCGGGTTTTGATACATCGACTAACGGCACGAATTCTTATGCGAATTCAATGCTTACCACAATATCAAATAATGTTGCCTCAAATACTGTATATAAAACATTAAGATATCCAACTAGTGTATACCAAACATTTCGTCAGGGCGCATTACAGCGAACCCTCAAGGGTAATTGTGTTGCCAATGGTGACCTCGGAATGTATACTACTCCATATGTTTATTTTACGTGTGAACAAGATGATGATGGGCAATATCACCCTTTTATGTGTATGGCAAGTTATTCTATTGCGGATAAACCAACTCGTTTGTTAGATGTTTGTAAACCACCTGGAGATGGAGTCGGAAGTTATCCTGAACAATCCGTGACACGTGAAGCTACACTTCAATTATATTTACACAAAATACCTATGCTTGATTATGGTGTTGTAAATAATATTACTGGTTCTATTAATTATCAAGAGTCGTCTACATATTATAAACTAGGAGAAGCAACCACTACTGGAATTTATTATGGAAGTAAAACGATATTTACAAAAGTAACTACTGGAGGTAATGATTATTTAGCGGTAATTAGCGATGGAGACCCTTATCCGGCAAAAGCAGGTGTTAACAATTTTACGAATGATTTATCTATTGAACGCGCATGGCCAGATGTACCGAATCCATTAACAGAGCAGGATTTTGAATATAAATTTAGATATCGAGGAGGAACAAATACAGAATCAAAAACCGCATTTTTCACAACCTTTGGTATCCAAGGGATTTTTTTAAATGGTGTAGCATTATATAACCCTAGTTCTGGAAGTGGTACGGTTCCAGGAACAACTATTAGTGGAAATGATACTTATAATTTGAATGCTGTGTTTTTTGAAAAACAATACGGTATTGATGCAGGAGGAGGTCACCCTAGTCCAGAGGGTAACATCATTAATGACAAACAAGGTCAATATCACTATCACGACCCTATGTTTTTAACCTCTAGATCGTGGAATAATACCACATTTGCGTCATCAAACGCTTATTTTTCGAGTGATTATTATACGGATGATTATGGTGAGGTGGATTATATTCGTCACGAAGACGGTCATTCTAAAATTGTTGGATTTTGTTTTGATGGATATCCTATATATGGACCTTATGGTTATACCAACACAAGTGATAGTAGCAGTAGTGTTATTCTAATGACCACATCATACCAAACAAAGGCAACCGAATTTACAGGTCGACCGTACAATTACAATGATGTTGTCGAAGGATCTACTTATAGTTATAAAATGTCTGCCGGCGCATTTTTAGATGATTACGAGTATGTTTCGGGATTAGGAACGTTAGACGATTGTAATGGACGTTATTGTGTAACACCCGAATATCCAAGCGGAACCTATGCTTATTTTGTGTTAATCGATGAAAATGATGACCCCGTATTTCCATATATTATTGGAAAATATAGTAAACAAGCAAGAACTGTTACTAATGCCGGTTATCCAAATGATACTCACAACAGTGGTGGGTCAACAACACCAACTACTGGAACCGCGGGTGTATTTGATGTGTCAACTATTGGTGTTTCAAGATATGTATCATCTACAACTGAAATACTTGCCTATGATAATATTAATAATAATGATATGCATAATGCTACATTAGCAGACGATTTTATAATTAATCCAACAGAAAACGGCAATTGGTCTAACTCCACCGACGAAAGAATTATACGAACCATTTCTTACAATAACTATAATTATACCGCTATTTCGGGTATTGGTGTTATCATTGATGGTGTTTCTTTGTATCCTGTATTAAATAATACATTGACAACGGCACAAAAAAGCGCGGAGGTTACGAATATAGGTATTCACGTAGGTCAAGGTATGGGATTACATTATCACGCAGATGGTTATGGAGCAAAATATAATTCATCTACTGGAACTACTAATACTACGAATAATCTTTGTTTGTATAATGATGCTGACTATACGACAAACACTAAACATCCACCGCTCATTGGTTTTGGATTGGACGGTATTGCATTGTATGGAATTTATCGAACCAATTATTCCACTATGGACGGTTATAGTGTTCCGCTTGATAGTTTTGGTGGTCACATACATGGAAGTTATGGATACCATTATCACGCACATACAGTTACAAGTAGTCCGCCAAATAATATTGATACAATCACCGACGGTAATCCAAATGACGAGCCAACATATAACGTCAGTGTTCTTATGAAAGGCGCATGGAAAGGTTATATTAATGATATACCTGAATTTTGGGACAGTGATCATGGGTCACACCATCAATATGCTCCCGAATATAGTTTATCACAGAAAAGTAAATATGTATGGGGATATACTAGGGGTTAAACACTTGACAATATATTAAATTTTACATGAATAAAATAATGATTTTATTTTACAAAATCATTATTTAACGGAGTCTTTTTGTTTTTCTACCTTTTCGTTTGGATTTTCTAGTTTTCCTATTTTTTATAATTTTCCTCATGTTTTTATATCTTCTAAATCCACCACTTGATGGTGGCGGTGGTGGCGGTATTACTTCTCTTGGGGAATGGCGAATTATATACGCATCTAAAATATTCATCATAATTGTCATTCTCTGTGTTTTATCTAAAAGACCTATTTCCGATCTTAGTTGATGTCGTGGGTCATTCACATCATTTGGATCTCCCAACATATTATCTATGTTACTCAATAACCACTGTAAATTACGATATAAATCACTTGCCAATGTAACATATACATCCTCAGGAGTTTGATCAATAATATCTACAATTTCTTCAAAAAGAGTTAAGATATCATCTGTAATAGTATTGAAATCTTGTCTATATGTATCATCGTTTTGATTTTGATTCCAATGATTCAAAATAATGTTAATATCACGTGTTCTTGTATTTATAATTTCAATGGTTCGTTCTATGTCACCATGTGTAGCCATATTGTATATTTATATATATTCATATTATATAATTTTATAAATCAAGAATATAATCACCACGAGGCCTCTTTACCAATAAATAATCCGCATCATCATACAAATAATAATAATTTGGATTATATCCACCATAATAGTCTAAAAATAATGGATTTACATCGTAACTTCTGGAGCCACCTCCACCGCCATAATATCCCCATCCACGGTGTCCTCCCCATCCTCCATGACCTCCATGACCTCCATGACCTCCATGACCTCCATGACCTCCATGACCTCCGTGACCTCCGCCACCACCACGACCTCCACCACCTCCATGACCTCCGCCACCTCCACCTCCGCCTCCACGAAATCCTTCGGCTCCTTTAAAAATCAATAAACTTACCACAGCAAAGACAATGATTGACAATAAATACATGTATTTTCGCATATTATACAATATTATACGAAAATAATTATACACGATACCAAAATTATACAAATAAACACAGTCATCAAAACGAATTTATTTCTTGTTCGAGTAGTCATTATATTCTTGTTACATTGTTTTACGACGACCACGACGAGTTTTGTTTTTTTTATGATTGCGCTTGGTTCTTTTTACAAATCGTTTTTTGGCTTTTCTGTTTTTTCTTGTTTTTTTACCACCTGTTTCTTTTTTTGTATGAATTTCATTATACAAATCAATGTCTCTTGACTTTATATACTTCATAAAATTAATCGCATTTTTATCATTTACGTATAATCTATCATCCAAATAATCAATAATAAAACCAATGTCATTGTCTTTATTAATTTTATATTCTTGTATCATTTTATAAAAATTCTCTGAAGATTCAATAATTCTGTCCATAATTTCATCAAATAAGTCTCTAGTATCATCTTTTCTTGCAATATTTTTAATTTTATTGTAAAAAATCTCTGGATTATTATTAAAACTTTGATACCAAAATAATGCCGATTTTATATTATTATTCACATTTTTATCACTACCATTTGTTGATGTTTTTGTTTTTTTTGGAAGTGGAGGTGGCGGTTTTTCACGTGTTTCCTCAGGTAAAGGCTCATGTTGATCACTTCGTTCCTCAGATAGAGGATCAGATTTTTCACCTAGTTTTTGAGATGGAGATGGGGGTCCTATTTTTTTACCACATTTATTTTTTAAACATTCTATAAATTTATTAAAAATATCATTATCATGGTCCTTATTATCATAATCACTTGTATTTTTTCCTATAAATTTATGAAATTCATCAAAATTTTTTTTATCAAAATCTTTCATTTCATAAACGTCTTTAAAAAATTCTTTAAAAATTTTAAAATATACACTTTCTTTAATTGGATCTATATTTATTGTAGAATTATCAAAAAAAAGATTATTCATACATTCAGCTAAACAATCATCATTTACTAAAGATACTGGTTCTGTTATAATTTTTGTAGTAGTTAACACATTTTCATTAATATTTATAGGTATAGATGTATTTATATATTCAACTGCTAACTTAATCATATTTGTTTTAGAACAATCCATGTTTCTCACTTTATTTTCATTTTTTTTAAAATAAAAATCCCAGTTTAAAGGAATTTTTTTAATCACTTTATTACCGGAATTTACAATAACAATTGTTATTTGACTACAATCACTTTTTAAATTTTCAATATTATTTCCTGTACAATAAGTTGTTTTTGAACATTTTGGGTCATTTTCTTTTGTACCAATTTTTATGAATTGTTTTTTGTCACATCCTTTTGAATTATATTTTAACTCATGCGAGCACTGTAATATGATAATTTCTTTTGGAAAATATATTTTATTTTGATTTTCATTCATTCCTTTTAATATATTTTCAATAGTTTGTCTGGTTCTCATCAAATCTGACGCAAATACATAATTTATGTATTCATTATTATTTTTCAAAACTGTTATTAATTTTTTACCAGCACGAAAGGCTTGTTCTTTACCAAGATTCGTTACATTCGTGTCAGTTATTAAATGTGTCGAGCGTTTTAAATTATGATCAGCTTGTCCATGTCTTCCTATATAAAAAACATATTCATCTATATCCTTTAAAAAATCATTACTTTTCAACCCTAATCTATTTAAACCTGTATTTATATTTTCAAAAATAATTTCGTTTACATCGTCCTTATCAGTTACATCAAAAGTTTTTTTAAATGTTTCATGATTGTGATTTGTAATATAATAAGAACGTCCACCTTTACCTTCACCAGGGTCTAATTCACCTTCATGAACAAGTTGAAGACATACACCATTTTCTTTATTGATACATAGACGAAGAATTGAACAATTTTTAAATCGTATTTCTTCTTCCTTTTCTTCCTTTTCTATAAGATCATATTTACGAGGGCTTTCATCTGTACTATTAATTTTATTCGTAATATTAGTAACTAACATATTAACGCCATTTTTAAAAGACCTAGTTGAATTAATGAATGACCGATTATTAGCGATTTTATCAAAAATATCTTCTTTTTTTTCAATTCTTTTCCCTTTTATAATCATATCCAAAAAACAACGTATTCGGGCTTGATGAGTAACGATTAAAGAAACAACTCTTTTTGTTATTTGTTTTTTCTTAGTTATAGTTTCTTTCATATTCGTTTCTTTCTCAGATTTTATATCATTTTTTGTAACTACTTCTTTTATTGTTTCTGTTTTTACTGGTGGATCTGTTATTATCATACTCATGAATTATAAATTTATATATATTATACATATATATAATTTTTCTTTTTGAATAATCAAATAATCAAAACAATGTAATTTCTAAATATGATTTAATCATTCTTCTTTGTAGCAAATGGTCCACTAATCAATTCACTCTGTCCATTATCCGTCTTACCAGTGATTATATTTTCACCTTCGAATAACTCTTTTCTAATGTCCGCAGCAGAAATAACATCTTGATCCTTCAAAAAACTTTCTTGTGTATTCATATTTTGAACACCAATTAAATTTCCATTCTCATCAATCGTCTGAGTTAATGACGATCCAGTCTTTTCAGCATTCTTGATATTTTCCTCAATTGCCTTCTTTTTCGTTTCCTTAACTCTTTGTTCAAAGGCGGATTTGGCGAAATCCTCATTCTTCACCTTTTCTTGCATTAATTGATTTAATTCTTCTTCCATATATTCAACACGACCTGTCTTGTAAGCCTCTGGGTCCCAAGGCATCCATAGTCCAACAGGACCAACAAATACATCATGGTTTGGATCTAATTCGCGCAACATTTTACAGCGCAATTCGGCTTCTTCCATAGTTGGATATACACCTCGGATTTTTAAACCACGTGTGCATGTTTGAAAACTATGCTTTACATTAAATGCGTTTTCCAATTCTTCTTCATTTTTATCCAAAAATGTTTTATAATCGTCCTCTAAACTAGTCTTGGTCAAATTTTCCTGTTCCTCTTTGATAAAATCTTGAAAATCCTTCATCACATCATCAAACGTTAATTTGTATTTATAAGATACAAAATTCAAAAATTGATGGAATTTTTCCATAGATTTGTTAAATTCCCACTTCTTTAGGAATTCCTCAAATAAAAATATTTCTTTCTGTTTTAAAATCTTATCTGGCGATACAAAAGATACACACACAAATTTTTGACCAGCAATCGGTTTATCCTCTTCAAGTAAATCTACGTATCTAGGATTTGGTTTTCCATTTTGATCCATTTTTGGTTCTACTCCAGCTTTCATATTTATAAATAATGTAATATAATTCGTTTAAGTATTTATTTTATAATTTATTATAATTAACAAAATTAATAAATTTCAAATAATTCAAACAATTTAGAATAATTGAATAGTTAAAAATTAAAAATTAAATATTTTCAAAAATAAATAATTTTTTCTTTTCAATTAATATAAATATGTTTGACGTTTACGAACTAGTAAAAAGAATAATCAAGTATTTAGTAGAAGGTTTAATGGTTGCCATTGCCGCCTACGCAATTCCAAAGCAATCCCTTAAGTTAGATGAAATCATGTTACTTGCTTTAACTGCTGCCGCAACATTTAGTATTTTGGATTCGTACATTCCAAGTATTGGTGTCACCG